GGGTATTTATTTTTACATTAAAATTATTACTAAACCATTTATGATACGGTAAGATAACCGGCTTAAGTCATCTTCCGCTGTACATTTGTTGTGTTGACGAAACACTCCGCTAAATAGCGGTACTCTTTTTGTAGAGTGTCTAATATATACAAAGCCTTGCTAAACATTTATTATGTACACGAAATTATTATACAGGTAACCAGAAATATATATGACGTTTGCTTTCCCTTAGGATCCAGCGTCACCTGGATTTTGTTGACCGTAGTCTTCATGCCATTTAGCAACAAACTCTGGGTATGTTACGTCTAGCATGTTACACATATGAGCAACATTGGACAAGTTAGCAACATTTCGCATGTCTTGTCTTCTGCGCTCATGCACGTCGGGGCCGTGGCAACACCATTCTCTAAGTGCTGTATCAATGTTCTGCGCGCAAGCTTGTTTCTCCGTAATTGGAGATCCTTTCGAGCGCACATAGTTGTGCAGCGATTTGAAGATGGAATCTTCACATAGTGCTCCTACGTGTTGTCCCAATGCTGGATGATAGATACTAGATCTCTTCAAGAAATCAGCATCTTTCTCATTCATATATGGGACGAGTTCACTTTCTTTGTCAGGCATGGTATAAGATTGACCATACTCTTCCAGGAATTGTGAAAAAGCCTTAATATTAAATTTTGGACATGATTTATTAACGGAACCCTTGTTGTCATCACCATAGGTGCCCATAGCGACATTCTTTCTAAACACCTTTGTTGGATAAAGGGTGAAGAAGAAACAACGCAAGTTCAAACTTCCTCCAATGCCATTAAGAATGACAGTGAGAGAGTTTCCACTAATATGAGTACCTTCGATAAGGCCAATAAGATCACCATTGTAGGCAATGAAAGGAAATACTAGATCTCCTGCCATTGCCTCCATGATGGTTATGTCCTCTTCAGAATAATTACATAATCTTGCAAGGTCTATAAGTATGCGTAATGCAGCAGCAATCAATTGTGCTGTCATACGTTGGTCGTACTTACTATAGTCGCCTGCAAATATTTGCATTATACCAAACATTACCATAAAGTCGTGTAATTGTTGCCATTCAGGACTGAGACTATTTATGCCAACAGCACATTCTGCCACCAGTGGATTCATTTGAATAAATCTAATGATTGGCAAAAAATACTGTCTAATGAGAAAGGTTAAAGCTATCGCATTTCCGTAGAATATGCGACACTTTTCCTTATCATCTGGCAAAATCTCGTCCTTCTTGCAAGCTTTAGCGATTGCATATGCTCTGTTACCAGATTTATACAATTCGCGGCAGCGTTCAATTTCTTCTTTAATTTCAGGGGTAAATTCTCTGTTGTTAGGAAACATTTCCTCAGGAGGAAGCTC